GGGTATCCCGCAATGCAGCAGCCCCAGCAGCCAGGAATGGGTATGCAGCAAGGCGATCCTAATGCTCAACAGCAGGGCGGCACATCAGAGGGGGCTGCGCAGCGTACCGAAAATCAAGAGCTAGCTAGAACCTACGAAGGTTTTGACGCAAGAGCGGGAGGTGGAATGTGAGCATAGGGTTAACAATCGGCGAGGCTCACGATCTTTTTAGGGATTATGTAGATGACCCTGATTCAACGTTTATTACTACTGCTCAGGTGCAGAGGTATTTGGAGTTTGGATTAGATCAGTGGCGTCAAATTGTTCGCGAAACCAATCCACATGTATATGGTACAATTTGCGAGTTTACCACGAGGACAGCAGTAGACAGTAGCTACCCAGCACAAGTTGACGGTGTAAAGCCTCGTCGCAATGCTTTGGATTTAGGCAACAATCTACTGCGCAGTTCAATGACGGCTGGTGCTCAAAAAGCAATTATGGGCGCAAATGCGGTTGCTAATTGGTATGGCTCTGATGGTGGTCCCAAAGTGCTAGTAACGCCTCCGATTGATACTATTTTAGACGTGTACTCGTATAACCCCGATTCAAAAATGCGTGTTGATCGTATGCGTCAGTTATCGGGAGCAAAAGCCCAAGAGCTTTCAATGTTTTCATGGACTTATTTCTTGGAAGGCAACGTTCTTAGTTTCAACGGAACCCCGCCAACTAATATGATCGTGGAGTACATGCCGGTCGCTAAGTACCGAATGGAATATATTGATCCTAGCACGGGGTTAAAAAATCTTGCCAGAATTGAAGATAATTTACTGCCGCAATTTCACGAGCTAGTAATTTTGCTCGCTGCAAAACGTTACATGATTCGTGACCAAAACATTAATCAAATGCTTTTAACCGAGCTTGCTGCCCAAGCGTCTGCAATGTCAGAATATTTAACTGAAACACAGCTTCTTGGCTCAAATGATTCTGTAACTGTAACAATGAGCTTCTGAGGTAAACATGCCGGTTCAAAAGTCTAGGATCAACCTGTATCCCGCTAGCGGCATGGATTTGCGTACTGAGGAGGGAGTTCGTTGGCTCCGCAACATGCGGCGATGGACTAAGCATTCGCCATTGGAAGTACGCCCTGGCTTAGGTCAGCGAGCGCAAATTGATTCAACAACAGGAATTAACAACAACTACCCAAACAAGGCGACCGGTGGGTACACACAGTTTTTAGGTAGCTATATCCACCGAACAAATTTTGGGCATAAACAACTTCTTAGTGTTTTTGCTGTAGAAGCCAATCATTCAGACGCTACCGAAACAGACATGACCGCATCAGGGTCTGCGGCAACGGATTACTTGCAGGCTCACGGGGTAGCAACAGGAATTGTATTTTCAATATTTGACCTAACTACCCATGAGGTATGGGAAGAATTACTCCCCATAAAAACAAGTGAGTTTGTAGTTAACGATCCAGCAGACGGAAGACCTATGGTTAATGCCAGGGGGCACTTTGAGACACGCAGGGGTCGTGACTACAGAGGTTTTAAAAGCCCAGGGGCTTCGTTTGTATCGTTTTCTCAAATAGCAGATTCTGTGTATTTTAGCAGTCCTGACATTGGTATTTGGGTATATAGAGGTATTGATGTCCCGTCTAAAGTTCGTCGCCAAAGAATCGTGGCGCAAAACCCTGACCCAATGGAAATGGCGGGGTATTTAAAAAGAGCAAATAGCAACCATAATGGCTACTCAGAAGGGTCTGTAGTTTCTCCCGTTTCTGCAACGCGAGGAATCAATGGGAAAGATGTTGTTTATTTAAGCAAAGAAGACATGCCTGCAAGCGTAGGGATGGCAAACATCGGCGGCAGGATGGCTTATGCTGCTCGTGATATTGTTTGGTTTAGTGATGTAAATCAACCAGGCGCAATAATGGCAAATAATTTTGCGGCATTTCAGGCAGACGGTGCTGCGGTTGCTATTGCAAGTTATCAAGATGTTCTGTTTGTGTTTTCAGATATTGAAATGCACTCATTTACACTGCGCCCTGGGACAGCAGCGGGAAGCCCAATACCCGGTATTATTGATGTTGTTCGTGTAGATACAACAAAAGAAGCAGGCTGTGTTTCAGCCCGATCTCATTGCCAAACTCCTTATGGAGTAGCTTTTGTTTCAACGTGGGGTGTGCATTTCGCAAAAGGTCCAAAAGCAATTCAAACTATATCTGATCCTATTTACGATCATTGGGGCGACGGGCTTATGGACCCAATGTCTAGTTATGATCAACACGACGGAGTCGCAGGAAGCACTGCCACAAGACAGCCTCCGGTGCGTTTTAGTCACTCGGGCAGCCCGGAAGTTTCGTACGATATTTTATCAGACACTGTTTTTGTTTGCTACGAAACGCACCTGTTAACGTTTCACGTTGAGTCAAGCTCGTGGGGTATTTGGCCTTTAGGTGCGCGGTCTAACACTCAAGGTCTTAGTTACCCAATTAATTATGATCCGACATTTACCGGTATTGGAATTGTTTCTGATATTGACACAACATATCTAATCCACGGCTTGTTTGATCAAACTACCACGCACACAAATAATTATGGACCTTATGTAAACCCTTCGTATGCTATTGCAGAGTTGGGTTTTGGCGGCGGTAGGGACCGCACAATTCAAGATGAGGATCAGAGAGCTTTTGGCAATGGTAAGTTTAAGTTACTAGAACCCGCAGAGGCGTATTCTGGCGGCGCTGCGCCTCCTTTAATGGATAAGACAACGGTTTATGTTCAAAATGGCTGGCTTCTTTTTGTAGAGCTTGCTGATGAGTGGTTTGACAGGGCAACAGCTAATGGAACTGACGACCACATGAAAAAAAGCTACGATGTTAGCTTGTGGGTTACTGAAAACATTCCTTATCCAAGCGGTAGTGTTAGTTTCAAGTTGGATATTGCAACCGGCTGGACATTTACTTCAGCAGGTTCACACCCAGAAAGTGGTTCAAAAACCGGGTTTACAATAGCTGGAACAGGAAGCGGCACACTCAGTGTTGTTACGCCTTCATATGGTGGAGCCGGGCAAAACCGCCAAGGCACGCGAATTCCGCTTGTTCGGTTTGTTGTTGATACACCGGCAACATCCGCAGTCGATCCTGCACTTACATTAAAAGCTTGCGAAGGCGCTGAACCAACATCGGGCACAACCTACGGCATTAGAGCAATTACATGGCAAGGTACGGAGCGGATTCGCTGGAGGCACGGTAATTGGTGTGCAACATCAACTGTTGGTGCAACAGCAGGGCAGCCAGATTTAGCAAAATCTATACAGCGCATCAGTATTGAAAATGATATTGAGTGGGCATTATGCACTGGCTCAATTGGGCTAGATGATGGTGCACGGCATCGCGTGCGAGGTATACGATCAGTTTTAAATACTGGTGGTGAAGGTGTTACTACACTTGGGTGGGCTGGCTTATACAACGCTACAGTTGGATCTGATTTTAAACTGCTATCGGGGCAACGAGTTGATTACACTGATCCTTATGTCGCGAACCATAACGCGAGAAACAAAGAAACCGTTCGGAATAGGCTGTTAGAAAAAAAGCGTTTATTTAATAGTGGTGCAATTTGGTCGGACGGCAACAACACTCAAGCTGATGCTTACATTGTTGATGAACCTGAAGTAAACGAGATCGACATTAGCACTTACGCTAAAGGTGACTCAATTATGGCGCTGGTTTTTGGGCGTGTGTCATCAATTGCTTCGTACTTAAAACTGCACAAGCTGAAAGCTCAGGTCCAAACCTACGCAGCAAACAGACGCAAGGGTAGATAATCGTGTTTACAGATTGGTTAGCTTCAATCCCCGTGCTTCAAAAAGTGCTGGGTCCGCTTATCAGCCCGCAAAGCGCCGTAAAAGAAACCAAAGAGCGAAACAATGGGGCAACGCTTTTAGAGGGGCATCATATAGCGATGAACCTTTCTAAACCGGCAACAACAATAGCTAGCATTCCTAGTGCTGTAATAAAAAAACAGACTACAGTGGATTCGTCTAGTGTAGTGTACGGCGCAACATATGAGTGTGAAGGCGATTCGCCGGCTGTAAATGTAACAGCTACAGGGCGGGCGGTTTTTGTTGGTTGCCACTTTTCAAAAGAAGCAAACACGCAATCCACAACTGGAAGCTATATCAATGTGGAAGATGGTGGGCTGTTGTCAGTTATTGGGTGTTATTTCCACAACACTCAAACAGCAGGGTTCACAATAAACAATGCAGGGCTGGCGGCTAATGCTGTGGCAACAGGAAACATTCGAGAGACAACAGCGGCAGTTGGGCATAACAATGTTACAGTCGGTGTCGAGGTAGTAATATGAGCAATTTTAAAACTCGCAGGATCACTGAAGAGCAATTTGCTAACTCAACAACAATTGACGGCACTCGCCTGCAAAAGGCTTTAGATGAAACCGAAGAGTATATTAATAACATCCCAATTGAAGCTGTTAAACAAAGGTATTCGTTAAATTATATGGTCTTTACTTCTTTAGGTGCTGACTGGGCTGGGGCGGCAGGAAAACTTACGGGCGATGTAATTGGTAACTCAAGAATGCAACCGTTTCTTAAAGAGTCTACGGCTGCTGGCTACCGAGTAAAAGGAACATCAAGGCGTTCTTACGATCACCCAAACATGCCAGGCGCTGTTCCGTACATATGGACTATATCAACAGTGTTTCCTCAGCCGGTAATACTTGATAATGTTACATTGTTTATTAATGGCGACGGAGCAAGGTCTGGTTCGGCACCAACGCTTGTTGGTAATAAACACTCTTTTGATATGTGGGATAGCACAGGAGAGTGTTACCAGCGCGTTCGGGTAATTATTGACACTGACGATGCTGTCAGCGCCGAGGATCGGTCATTAAACTCTAAAGAGTTTGTTCTTGAAGATTTCCAGGAAACTTTTTGGTCTGGCAATCACAATAGTACGGGCTCTAATATGATGCCGGCATCTCCAGAGGGAACCGCCGTAATTAGTTCGTGGGGAACAGATAACCTTTCCCATTCGCTATACCTAAATAAGCACAATATAAATATTCCCATTCACCAGTTTGCACGAGTTCGTTTTCGGGTAATTAAGTATGTTGATTTGAATAATGCTGACCCACTTAAAACCGCAACACCTGAAAACATTACTTTCACCGTAGTTTATAAGCAGGCGCTTAAAGATGGCTAAAGTTAATTTTAATAAATTT